GGCCAGGTAACAGTCGGCACGGCCACACCAGTCCTGCTCGGTGGCGCTCACGCCGGGTCCAGCAAAATACATATTCACAACCAGGACAACACAAAGGTGGTCTACCTCGGTGGCTCAACCGTGACCGCGGCGACAGGTCTACGGCTGCTGAAGGAAGAATCCATCGAGTTGGACCTGTATGCGGGCGAGGCTGTATTTGCCATCAGCGGGTCTGGTGACCACACCGTGTCCTGGTTGCGTCAGACGAGCTGATGCCGTACTTCATCACCGACCGGGCACAGGGCTGCGACGGTTGGGCCACAATCAAGGATGACGGCGAGGTCATCGGCTGCCACACGACCAAGCAGGCCGCCATTGACCAGATGGTCGCGGTCAGCATCGCTGAAGGGCTCGAGCCAGGTGGCGAGCGGGCCGACGCACCCGCACCGCCGTCCGATCAGATTCAGGGCAGCGACGAGAACGAACCGGGCAGCGCTGGTGGCAAGACTGGCAACATCACCCTGGACGATGCCACCGAGACTGCGCTGAGCCGGAAAGCCACGGAGCACAACGAGGCCATGGCTGAACGCGACAGGCCAGCCTGGACACGGGTACGCCTGGGTGCGCTGCGCTCGGTGTACCGCCGTGGCGCTGGCGCCTACTCGACCAGCCACCGGCCCGGTGTCACACGTGGCGCGTGGGCGATGGCTCGCGTCAATGCGTTTCTGTTCCTGGCGCGCACAGGCCGACCTGAGACTCCCGCTTACATCGGCGACAATGACCTACTGCATCCAGATCATCCACGGTATTCAGGGTCGAGGACCGTGGAAGTCCGGCAGGTGTCTGTCCCTGAGTACGTTCGCAACGCCGCTGCGCGTGGCTTGGAGTTACGGCGCGAGGGTTTCGGCGGCGACGGTCTGACGGACCAAACTATCCGCGAGGCGCGGCTGATGGCTGATGGCCAGATGTCGGACAGCAAGGTGGTCAGGGCTAATGCCTGGGCCGCACGTCACGCCGTGGACCTAGACGCACCCGCGAACCGCGACCCCGATCATCCGCAATGGCCGGGTGCTGGCGCTGTCGCTCACTACTTATGGGGAATAGATCCCCTCGACCCAGGACCGGCACGACGCTGGCTGGAGAGGCAGGCAGAGATGCTGCAAGAGGACCGTGCGCTACCCGACAACTACCGGCCAGCGCTGTCACCAGACGTCCCTGAGGGGCGCGCGTGCGGCAACTGCCGTTTCTACAACGAGGCGATGGTGCAGGGCGACAAAGCCTGGTGCGAACGCTGGGACGACTATGTGCGTGGCGATCACTATTGCAACGCATGGCAGGCTGATGAAAGGGCCACAGACATGAGCAAGGTTGAGTTCCGCACCTTCGGTGCCGAGATCACCGAGATGCGCCAAGCCGAGACTGGCGACGGCATGACATTCGGCGGGTACGCCTGGAAATATGACGTTCCGAGCCTGCCGCTGGGTCACGGCTTCACCGAGCGCATCGCACCTGGAACCTTTACCCGGTCGCTGAAGTCCCGCGTGGACATTCGCGCCTACGTCAACCACAATGACGAGCTTCTGCTGGGTAGCACCCGCGCCAAGACTCTGCGCATTGAGGATCGCAGCGAGGGCGGCTACGTGGAGATCGACCTGCCAGACACAACCGCTGGCCGCGATATCAGGACCCTAGTAACGCGTGGCGACATCACCGGGATGTCCTTCGGTTTCTCCACCCTCAAGGACAAGTGGAGCGACGACGGCACCGAGCGCACGCTGATGGCCGCCAAGTTGCACGAGGTTTCGGTGGTGACAGGCGTGCCTGCATACCCGCAAACCACCGCCAGCGTGCGCAAGTTGCAGACCCTTGCAACTCGCACGGCCACGGACGTGGACGAGTTGAGCGACGCCATGACTGCGTTGCAGGCTGGTGAACTGACCGAGGACCAGGCACACCTGCTGCGTAGCGTGGTCGACAAGGTTGCACCCGCGCCAGACCCTGCCGTGCCGACTGCGATCCTCGCCGCGAAACTCGCACTCGCTGAGAAGGCTCTAGGGCTCTAGCCCTCGGGGGTGATTGGTAAGCCGCAGCGCACACCCGCAAGTCGGAGCGCTGCGAACTCGGGTTCGACTCCCGACACCTCCACCACACATCTGAGCGATCCGCCGATGTGACGTCCTGAGCGTTCCGCCGGACATTCATCCTGCATACCTACTAGCACTAAGGACACACATGTCTTACCTCGAAAGCCTTCTTGAGGCTCAGAAGAAAGACCTGCACGACGCACGGTCATACCTTGACCGCGCCGAGCAGGAGAAGCGCGACCTCTCTGTTGAGGAGCGCACCGCGTGGGACGCGCTGAATGGCCGCATGGACGAGCGCCAGGACCACATCAACACCGTGCGCGCTGCCGAGCAGCGTGACGCGCGTATCGCCGAGCAGTTCGCTTCAGCGCCGGAGTTGCGCGCCGAGGTTCGCACCGCCGCTGCGGAGTTGTCGGACGCCGACATCATCCGTCAGTTGGCTCGTGGCGAGCGTCGGACCGCAACCTTTGAGCGTCGCGCGCTGTCGGGTGCAACCGCCACCAAGGGGCCGGAGACCGTGCCCCAGGGTTTCTACGACATCATCCAGGAGCAGTTGGCCACGTTGAGCCCGATGCTCGATGCGTCGGTTGTGACAGTTCTCAACACCACGAGTGGCGAGGACATCAAGGTGCCGGTGCAGACTGCACGCCAGAACGGGACCGCAACCGCTGAGGGTGCGATCTACGCTGAGTCTGACCCGACGTTCACCAACATCACTCTGCGGGCGCACAAGGTCGGCACGCTGACCCTCGTGTCCAATGAGCTGCTTCAGGACAGCGGCATTGACCTCGTTGGCTTCCTCGGTCGCCAGATGGGTCTCGCGCTCGGTACGGCTGTTGGCTCGCTGCTGACTGTCGGGACCGGCACCGTTCAGCCCAACGGCATCGTGGTGTCTCTCGGCACCGTCGCTGCGGTCACGGGCGGGACGGGCGTCTCTGGCGCTCCGACTGCCGACAACCTCATCACCCTGATGCACGCGGTGGACAGCGTCTACGCTGCACAGCCGGGTGCGGGCTTCATGATGAGCCGCAGCACACTCGGCACGGTTCGCGCACTCAAGGACAACCAGGGCGCGTACCTGTTCAACCCCTACGCCGATGCTGGCGTTGTGGGACGTCTCCTCGCCTACCCGGTTTACGAGAACCCGTTCTGCCCCGCCATCGGCACGGCAGCAGCGTCCTCGACGATCACGGGCAAGTCCATCCTGTTCGGTGATCTCCGCGCCTACCACACTCGCGTGGTCGGCGGAGTTGAGATCGTCCGTTCGGATGAGGCGTACTTCACCTCCGACCAGGTTGCTTTCAAGGCGCGTATCCGCGTCGGTGGCGACCTCGGTGGTGGACGTACCGACGCCGTGAAGTTCTTCCGCGGCGGCACCGCCTAACCAGGAACAAGCGGGAGGGGCCGGGTAACCCTCGGTCCCTCCCCCACCTACCCCCGAGGGCGTTAGGGCGCAGGACTAGCGCCCTCGGGTCTCCCTGCGAATACCTGCGAACTAAGGAACCTGCGATGGATCGTGCAGCACGTCGGCGCGCAAACCGCCAAGAGACTAAGCCGGTCACCGTCCTCTGGCACAGCAACGCACCATGGACCGGGACTGGGTACGGGACACAAACCAAGCAAGCCGTGGAGCGTATGCAGCGCGACGGTCACCACGTCGCCATCAACTGCAACTACGGGATCTATGGCACGACCACGGACTACGACGGTATCCCCGTCTATCCGATGGGCGTTGACCCGTACAGCAATGACACGGTGCTACCTAACTGGAAGATGTGGACTCAGCAGCACCCTGGTCCCGCTGTTGCGATCTGTCTGTTTGACGCATGGACAATGGACGAGAAGATGTGGGGCGAGATCCCCACCGCGGTCTGGACCATGGTGGACCACCTGCCGGTGCCGCCGAATGTCCTTGGCACGTTGCAGCGTCCGAACGTCACGCCAATCGCTGTGACCAAGTTCGGCCAGGAACAGATTGAGCGCGCAGGCGTTGAGTCGCTCTACATCCCCATGGCCGTGGAGTCATCGCTCTACTACCCAGGCGCAACCTATGAGGGACGCACAGGCCGCGAGATGATCGGCTGGGACGACGACGTGTTTGTGGTCGGCTGCATCAACGCGAATAAGGCAGCGGGCGGCGGGAGTATCCATCGCAAGGCGTGGGCCGAGAACATCCTGGCTTTCAGCATCTTTGCGCAGGACAAGCCGGACGTGCGCCTGTATCTGCACACGGAGCGCTACGGACGCCATAACGGTCTGATCCTTGACCTACTGCTGAAGGCGTGCGGCCTGGAGGAAGGCCGCCACTACAAGGTGGTCAACCAGCACGCCTACCACAACGGCATCCCCAATGAAGCCATGGGCGCCATCTACAACGGCATTGACGTGCTGCTGGCTCCCACACTAGGCGAGGGCTTCGGTCTGACGCTCGTTGAGGCACAGATGGCTGGATGCGTCGCGGTGGCTAACAACTTCAGCGCACAGCCAGAGCTGCTCGGCGATGGCTGGCTGACCGAGGGACAACCGTTCTGGGACGGCGCGCAGTTCGCGTGGTTCAACACTCCGAATGTCCCCAGCATCGTGGACTGCCTAGAGCAGGCGTACGCGCGTGGTCGAGTTCGCTCCGATAAGGCGCGGGCGCACGCCATGGACTACGACGCCGACAAGGTGTGGGACGAATACTGGCGGCCCTACCTGGCAACGGTCGCCGGATGAAACTCGCATGGGTGACCCATCACCTGCCGCGCGAGATTGACAGCGATCACCCTGCGCACCTGCCGGGTCGCTTCGTCGGTGGTGCCGAGATGACTGACGCGGCGCTGATCGAGGCCGCACCGGATGGCGTTGAGATCCAACTGCTAGGACCTGACTCCTGGGAGCAGGCGCTTGACGCCGAGGAGATCGTGGTCACCGGCACGGACCTGCTGACTGATGAAGCCATGTATGCACTCGCCGAGCGCAAGCCGCCTGTGTTCCTGCATCACCTTCAGACGCGCAGCGCCGCACGCGGTCACCTGCTTGAGGCGGCTCGGGTGCTGATCCTGCACACACCGGCGCACCTAGAGCGGGAGCGCGAATGGGTGACGCCACGGGATGCCTGCCTGGTGCTGTCCCCCATGGACCCCGCCGAGTGCTGGCAGGAGACCAAGCAGGACTTCGCGGTGTGGGCCAACCGTCAGCATGAACTCAAGGGACCACGCAAGGCGGCCATGTACGCGGCGCAGCACAGCATGGCGCTGCGGCAGTTGAGCAACGTCCCCCGGCATGACGTCCTGGCGACCCTGGCCATGGCGCGCTGGTTTATCCATCTGCCGGTCGGCTTTGAGTCTGAGAGCCGCGCCACCATTGAGGCGG